GGATGTCACGAACGGCGTGACGGTGTCGAGCTTCGTGGTGAAGCAGAACAAGCGCCACTTCATCACCTTCCTGTACCTCAACAACAACTGGCTGATCGGCGGCTACCCGTACGACGAGTGGGCGGTGTTGGCGGCCTCCACGTCCTATGCCGATGACGCAGCAGCGGCGACGGGCGGCGTGGCTATCGGGCAAATCTACCGAACCGGCTCTGCCGTGAAGGTGAGGGTGTCGTGAGCATCTACAGCTTCATTGGCTGGCTGCGTCACCGTCGCGGTGGTGGTGGTTCGCCTCCGCCGCCGCCCCCGCCTCCTTCACCCGTGGCCAAGTTCACGGCGAGCCCACTGGTCGGCGTGGCGCCATGTCCAGTGCAGTTCACCGACAAGTCGAGCGGCAGCCCCACATCCTGGGCATGGACCTTCGGCGACGGCGGCACGAGCACCACGCAAAGCCCGCTGCACACGTACACCGCCAATGGCACCTACACGGTGACGCTGACGGCCTCGAACGCCTACGGCGACTCGACGAAGACCAAGGCGAACCTGATCGTCATCTCTGGCTCGCCGCCTCCGCCTCCGCCGCCGCCGCCCGAGGTGGATTTCGTGGGCTCGCCGCGCAGTGGGGCGGTGCCGTTCGATGTGGTGTTCAACGACCTGTCGACCAACACCCCGACGAGTTGGCTGTGGACACTCAGCGATGGCCAGACCTCGACGGTCCAGAACCCGACATTCACGCTCACCGAACGGGCCGACATCGATGTCACGCTAAAGGCCACCAATGCGGGTGGCGATGGCGAACTGACCAAGCCTGCGTACATCACCGCCAACCGCCTGTCCATCAGCGGCACGCAGCTGATCGGCGAGGACGGCAACCCAGTTGTGCCCCGTGGGCTGACGGACGGGCATTTCGAGCTGACCCACGCAGGGGATGAGGCGGCTGATGCTGCGCTCGGAGCTAACACCCTGGTCACGGTGGTGCGGATCTACGGCACCTACGGCACCGGCTACCAGCAAGACATGCAGGAGGAGGGCCAGCCGGGCGATCTGGATCCCGTTTACCTCGCTGACATCGTCACGCGCCTGACGGCCTCGCGAGCGGCCGGCATGTACAACTTCGTGCGCATGGACTCCGACAAGGGTCAGGGCTCGGAGGCCAGTGGTGGCAATGACTACTTCTCGGGCTCGTCTGAGGGCAACCGCAAGTGGGGCATCCACATCGGGACCGCCGTCTACCTGGCCCAGCACTACGGCGACCTGATCGACGCGATGGAGCCCATCGTGGAGCCGAACTCGGCCGTGGTGGCGACCAAGGAAATCCTTTGGGCCAAGCAAGAGGAGTTCATGACGGCCGTGCTGGCTGTGGCTCCGCACATGCTGTTCCCCATCGGCCCCCGCGACTACTCGGCCGGCAACATCGCCAACGCGATCAATCCCGACTGGACGGATGTCGCGAGCCCCTTCTACCGCCACGTCTTCATGACGTGCAACTTCCTCGACAACCTGTCGATGGACGCGGCGCAGCGTGTGTCGCGGATGAACCTGCTGGACAGCACCCGCACGGCCATGGGTGTGCCGGCCTGGATCGACCAGATCGCTACTCACAACAGCAATGACCCGACCGACGCGAACCTAGATGCGTGCATGTCACTCGCTGACAACGCGACTGGCGGCCCCATCGGCTATGCCCAATGGGAGCGGGTCAGCATGGCCGACACGGCGGACGGGAACTACTACCTGACCAACCAGGCCGACCCGAACTCGGCGCGCGGCGCGCACACCGCCCGCATCGCGATGGTGTCGCGGCATTTCACAGGCACCGCAGGCGTCACGAACACCTGGCTCTCACGTCGGCTGCTGGCGACCAACATGGGCCCGGGTTACGACTTCGCCACGCGTGTCTACGTCAACCTGCTGCATCAGATGCGGGCGTTCGGGACGCTGGCCGACAGCTACGTCAGCGTGCCGCTCAAGAGCGATGGCTACCCTCAGGCTGGGCAGACGTGCGTCTGCTACTTCCTCACGCGCATGGACGCATCGGAGGCCGGTGATTACCTCATCGAGGTGCTTGGCGACGAGACCGACATGCAGAACGCTGGCGACGGCACGCTGCACAGCGTCAGTTTCGACGGCACCAAGACAACCGGCACGATCACCATTTCCGGCGCTGCTGCGTCCCTTGGCATCCGCTTCAACAGCGTCGGTGCAGGCTTCGGTGGCCTGAAGGTCCACCCGCCTGGCTACCCGCTGAACACGACCAAGGTATACCGCGACGAGGCGCTGCACCACTTCGGCATGTTCCGCCAGGTCCGGTTCATGGATTGGCAGGAGACCAACGGCCCAGAGACTGGTGGCGGCGGCAATCAGGACACGGACTGGGCCACGAGCCGTGCGGCGAACTACGCCTCTGCCTCTGGCTACAAGCACAGCCTGAAGGCGTGCTTTGACTTCTGCGCGGCCATCGATGCCGACCCGTACACCAACGTCCCTGCGAAGTTCACGGACGCGGCGATCTTCTCGTATGTCGAGGCTGGCCTGAGCTACCTGCCTGCGGGCCGGTCTTGGTACATCGAGTGCCCGGCGAACGAGCCGTGGAACGGGGATTTCCAGCAGTACCACGACCTGCGCGCAGCGGCCTATGCGGCCGGGAGTGTGGTTGCAGGAGTGGACATCACCAGCCTGTCGCGGACCTCCAACGTGGTCACGGCCGGGGTTGGTTCTGGGCATGGCGTGGCGGTGGGCGATCAGGTCTACGTGCGCCAGAAGAACGGTCTTTTTGCGGCCGGGCTGCAGACAGTGACGGCGATCACGAGCACCACGATTTCCTGGGCCAGTTCTGGCAGCAATGGGGCCATCGCCCACGCAGACGACGACACCTCCATCTACCTCGACCCGAGCAATGCGCTGGTGGCGCCTGTCACGACCTACTACACGGCCGATCAGTGGCCCATCGCGCTGCAGGTCAAGGGACGATACGAGGTGAGTCGAGCTCGCCGGGTGTGGCTGAGCGCCGATTCGCTCGGCCAGGCCGACCGGGTGCGCGTCATCTACGGCGTGTGGATGGACAACTACTTCAACTCGGTGGACTCGATTGCCTGGGCCGCCGAGCAATACGGGGATGTGTCCTGGCTCTATGCCATGACACCCGCGCTGTACCTGCGCCCAGCCAACCCCGGGGCCTGCACGACGGTTGACGAGGTGTTCAACCAGCTGGAGGACGCCAAGACAGCCATCCTGCCGCGCGCGCTGCTGTGGGGCAACCTGATGCGCTCGTGGGGCATGCATCTGGTGGCCTATGAGGGCCTGGAGCACACCCACGACTTTGGCGGGCACACAGCAATCTTCGTCTCGGCGCACCAAGACGACCGCATGCGGGTGCTGAACAAGGATCTACTGCAAGGCTGGCTCGACCGAGGCGGGGAGGGCATGTATGCGTTCTTCTCCGGTTGGCGTCGCGAGATGCTGTCGGGCACCGATTCGTGGGTCGACGTGGTCGGCGACTTCTCGACCGGCGACACGCAGCCCAAGCACCAGGCGTGGGTAGAACTGAAGGACGAGGATGCAACAGCGCAGCCGCTGTCCGGCCTGACCTCGGGGACGATTCTCTACACCGATGTCATCGCCAGCGGCTACCAAGGGGTTGCCAATGGGCAGTTGGTCATCCGCCCGACGCACAAGATCAAGCCGACGTGCATCGTGGTCTCGGTCCCCTCGGATGGCTCCTACACGATCGCGATTGATGCGGGGACCGACACCGCCACGGTGACGGCCACGCTGCTCATCGACGGGGTCGCACATGACGTTGGCAACCTGCCGACCGTGGCATCTGTGTTCAGCGGAGCGCACCCCGGAGAGGCGCTGTCAGCCACGCTGACCCTGACCGCAGGGGATCACAACGTGGCAGTTGAACTACCGGCGCCCACCCGTGCGGGCTGGGTCGCTCTGTGTCGCGTGAGGGTGAGCTGATGTACCCATTCGTCGGCCCCTCCTACACGCTGAATACGCGCGTGGCGGACGTGCAGCGATCGATTGGCATGTACCCCGCACCCATCGAGAGCGGCTCCGGCAAGGCGCAATTCATGTTGCAGAGCGTGCCGGGGTTGACCGTCTTCAATGACGACATGACAGGTCAGGGGAGGGGCTGCTTCGAGTTGAACGGGGTCGGCTACTGTGTCGTCGGGAATGTGCTCTACAGCGTCTCGACCTCAGGCGCATCAACAGAACTCGGCCGCTTGTCGACCAGCACCGGGGCGGTGGATATAGACGCCAACAGCAATGAACTTTTCATGGTGGACGGTAGCTTCGGGTACACCTACAACTTCAATTCTCATGTCTTCGCCTCGGCCGACCGAGTCAGGGAGATTGGCGGTAGCAAGCGCACTGCATACCTTGACCAATACGCGATCTATGCGCCACCGGGGGATTCAAGGTTCTATGTGTCCGCGCTTGGCGACGCGGCGGACATTGATGCTCTCGACTTCGCCAGCGCCGAAGCGCGCCCCGACAGGCTGGTGTCGTTCATTGTTTGCAACCGCCAGCTCTACCTCATGGGCGCCAAGTCCGGCGAGGTGTGGCTGAACTCTGGCGGCGTCGACTTCCCGCTGTCGCGCTACGAGGGGATGGTGATGTCGGTCGGCTGCGTGGCGCCTTATTCGCTGCGCAACCTGAACGGCGCTCCGGTGTGGCTCGGTGCCGATGAATCGGGACAGGGGTCGGTGTGGATGGCCGAGGGCTACACGCCCAGGCGCATCAGCACGCGAGCCATTGAAGAGGCGTTCAAGCAGTCCGCCGACATCGCCTCGGCAACAGCGTTCACCCATCAATGGCGTGGGTCGTACTTCTACTGCATCAATCTTCCTGGCCTGGATACGACGTTCTGCTTTGATGCGCTGTCGCAGTCATGGCACGAGCGGGCCGAACTGGTCCAGGGGCTGACCACTCAGCATCGTGTCATGGGTTGCATGACGCTTGGCGGCGTCGACTTGGCGCTGGGCATCGATGGGGTGCTGTACCGCTGGGACGCTTCGGTGAACAACAACGCAGGCGACACGCTGCTGCGCGAGCGGGTGAGCCCGCACAACGCCACGGCGCAAGGGCAGCGCCAGTTCTTCGGGGCCTTCGAGGTGGACTGCGATCGCGGCCTTGGTGGGGTGGTGCTGATGCGCTACTCCAACGACGGCGGCGCGACGTGGTGCGACTGGAAGCAGCGTTCATTGGGTGAACTGGGGCACTACCGGCAGCGGCTGCGGTGGAACTGCAACGGCTCCGCGCGTGACCGCGTATGGCATGTCCGCTGCACTGACGACGTGCCGTTCAACATCATCCACGCCTTCTCAGAATGAGCCGCCTGATCAAGCCTCCCCCGCCGAACGTGCCCATTGCCGATCGCAGCGGGACCATCACCCTCGCGTGGGATCTGTTCTTCCGCGCGCTGGTGGAGCGCACGGGTGGCCTTGAGGCCCCGACAAACAACGAGTTGGCCTCCAGGCCGATCCCCATGCTGATGGACGAAGGTGGAGGGGACGACGTGATGTTCGTCCCCGGGCCCCAAGGCCCCCCGGGGCAGGCCACGGTGAGCGTGGTGATGCTTTTCGATGAATCTGTGGTGGATGACGTTGTGTTCATCCCGAGGTGACTATGGCTGCAAACAAGACATTCCGCTTCGGCCCCGTGGCTCTGACCACCACGCTGACGACCAACATCCTGAACCCGCCGACCGCTACCGGTGGCGTCAATGCCGGCAGTTCGTCGAACTACATCATCCTGAAGCACATCCGCATCGTGAACAAGACCGGATCGGCTGCGACGTTCAGCCTCTGGCTTGGTGCGACCGGCGCCAATGCGGCAGGAACCGAGGTGATCGGCACGGGGCTATCCATCGCGGCCAACTCCGCCTATGACTGGTACGGCTTGCTCAGGCTCGATGCGGCCGACTTTCTCGTCGGTGGCGCGGGCACCGGGACGGCGCTGACGATCACTGGCGAAGGCGAAATCGGGGTAGCGGGATGAGCGACCTGTCTGCCGATGACATGAAAGCCTTGGTGCTATCCCAGCGCGCGGCGTGGGATGTGTACTTCGCTTCCACCATGAGCATGAGCCTGCACCCTGGAACCACGCGAGACCGGCCGAACCACCGCACGCCGCAAGAGTGCGCCGAGATCGCAGATCAGATGCTGGCTGAGCGTCGCAAACGAATCGAACAGGGAACCCTGTAGGGGCACATCATGGCTTGGATCGGTGCAGTCGTCGGGCTCGTGGGGAATGCCATCCTTTCGGATTCCTCCAAGAGCTCGGCCAACAAGCAGTCGGACGCCGCAAAGTACGCGGCGGACATGCAATGGAAGATGTACGACCAGAATCGTACAGACCAGACGCCATACCGTGAGGCTGGCTACGGCGCGCTATCCCAACTGCAGCAATTGCTCGGCCTTGGCGGCGACCCGAAGGCGGCGAATTACGGCTCGCTCACTCGGCAGTTCACGGGCGCCAACCTGCAAAACGACCCCGGCTACCAGTTCGGGCTGAACCAAGGGCGTGACGCCCTGCAGAGCAGCGCAGCCGCGCGAGGTGGCTTGTACTCCGGCGCCACGATGAAGGCCCTGGAGCGCTACGGCCAGGACTACGGCGGCACGAAATTCAATGAGGCGTTCAACCGCAACCAGGCCTATCAAGACTCGCTGTTCAACCGCCTGTCAGGCATCAGCGGCACCGGCCAGGTGGCTACTCAGCAGGTAGGCCAGGCCGGCATGAACGCGGCGACCAACGCCGGCAACTTCGGCATCCAGGGCGCCAATGCACAAGCAGCCGGCCAGATGTACGGGGCGAACAACCTGAGCAACGGCTTCAATCAACTGGCGGCCTGGGCTTCCAATCGAAACTGGGGCGGCGGCAGTTCGGGCGGCGGCGGATACCGCTGGGATGACCCATATAGCAGCCCAGGGTACTACGGCGGCGCGGAGGGTGAGTAATGGCTGAAGTCGACACCTCCATCTATCGCGTCCAGCCGAAGTCGTACTTCGACTACCTGCAGGAAATGGCCGGCGCGGAAGACGCCAAGGCGGCGCGCGAGCGCAACCGTCTGCAGACCACGCTACTGCAGGGGCAGGTTCAGGACGCCACGCAGGCCCGCGCGCAGCGCAACCGGCTCACCGAGGCTCTGCAGGCCCTGGGGGCGGGGGCTACCGACGAGCAGCGCATCAACACCCTGCGCACGAATGGAGGATTCGAGCAGGCCGACGCACTGGAGAAGTCCATCCTCGAACGCAAGAAGGTTGGCGCCCAGGCCGAGAAGGACACCGCCGAGGCCGAGAAGCTCAAGCTCGCGACGCTGCACTCCAACATCGACCGGCACTTGCAGAGCCTGGCGATGGTCAACGACCCGCAAGCCGCCGCAGGGTGGCTGGCCGAGGGCGTCAAGGCCGGCGTGATGGACATGAACAAGGCCCAGGCCCTGACCGGCCAGCTGCAGACCATGAACCCAGCGCAGTTCCAGGCATGGAAGCAGCAGATGGCGCAGGGCGGAATGTCGCTGAAGGATCAGGTCGAGCAGGCGTGGAAGTCCAAGGGGTATGACCTCGATGTCCAGCGCGTTCAAGAGCAGGCCCGACACAACAAGTCCGTAGAGGGTCTGACGGCGCGTGGGCAAAACATGGCCGACGCCAGGGCACGCGAAGTCGCATCGGCGACCGTCACCAAGCCGTTTGAGGTGACCGGGCCGGATGGAAACCCGATGCTTGTCCGTCAGGACCGCCAGGGCAACATCACGCCGGTTGATGGCTACGGCCCCAAGACAGGATCCTCCAAGCCGCTGACTGATGCTCAGGCCAAGGCGCTCGGCTTCGGCTCGCGCATGCGGGATTCCGAAAAGATCATCTCGGACCTCGAAGCCAAGGGCACGATGACGCCGTCGCTCATCAAGCAAGGGCTTGAGGCCGTCCCCGGCATCGGGGGCGGATTGGGGATGCTGGCCAATGCCACGATCGCCAGTGATGAGCAGCAGCAAGTCGAGCAGGCGCAACGCGACTTCCTGAACGCCATCCTGCGGCGCGAATCTGGCGCCGTCATCAGCGATCAGGAGTTCGCCAGCGGCCGGAAGCAGTACTTCCCACAGCCCGGTGACTCGGACGCCGTTCGCCAGCAGAAGGCGAAGAATCGCCGGCTCGCGACGCAAGGCGTGCTCGCCGAGGTGCCGGATGGCAAGCGCGACTCTCTGTCGACGAAGTCACCTGACATCGACTCCCTGGTGAACAAGTACCGGAGCAAGTGATGGCGACGCTCGCAGAGCTTCACGACGCCCTGGTCAACGCCGACAAGGCCGGTGACACCGAAGCCGCGCGCCAACTCGCCGATGCCATCGTGGCCGCCGGGCAGGCGCGAGAAACCAAGCCAAGTCCTGTGGACGGCATGAGCACCACTGACAAGGTGCGCGCCGGCATCGGGCGAGGGCTCACCTCAGTCGGCCGCGCAGTGACGAGTGCGCTGACGGATACGCCGATCGGAGGGCTGAACCGGGCCATACACTCTGTGGTGCCTGGTCTGCCGGGGCGCATCCCTACCGCTGCCGAAGCGCAGGCGGCCAAGGAAGAATCTGCGCGGCTGGATCAGCCCCTGATGGGTACCACGTCAGGCAAGGTCGGGAACATGCTTGGTATGGCGGCAGCAGCTTCCCCTGCGCTGCTCATTCCTGGCGCAAACACCTACCTCGGCTCAGCGCTGGCGGGCGGCGGGACCGGCGTCGTAACCACCGAGGGCGGCGGAACAGATCGCCTCGAAGGCGGCGCCATGGGAGCGCTGGGCGGCCTGACAGGCAAGGGTGTCGGTGATGTCGTTGGCGCTGGCGTCAGCAAGTTGGCACAGTGGGCAGGCAGCCGCAACGCAGCAAAGCAAGCGGCGAACGCTGGCCGAGATGCAGCCGTCGTCGCAGCAAAGGACGCGGGCTACGTCCTGCCGCCGACCGAGGCAAACCCGAACATGCTCAACAGTCTGCTCGAAGGCCTCTCGGGGAAGATCAAGACCGCCCAGGCCGCCTCGACGAAAAACCAGTCGACCACCAACAGGCTAGCCAAGGAAGCTCTTGGTTTGCCGGAGGAGGCGACGATCACGAAGCAGGCCCTGGGCGCCATCCGCGCAGAGGCTGGCAAGGCCTATGACTCCGTTGCGTCTGCCGGAACGATCACGCCGGGGCCAAAGTACACCCAAGCGCTCGACAGCATCATGGCCGATGCCAAGCAGGCCGCCAAGGACTTCCCGGCCAGTGCGCCGAATCCGGTCATCAAAGAGATCGAAGCGCTCAAGGTGGGCTCTTTCGACGCCTCCAGTGCGGTCGCCAAGATCAAGACACTTCGGGCCGAGGCGGATGCGGCATACGGACGCCAAGACAAGGCGCTCGGAAAGGCGCTGAAGGACGGTGCGGCCGCGCTGGAAGATGCGATCGAGGAGCATCTGAAGGGCGCTGGCCCTGACGTGCTCAAGCAGTTCCGCCAGGCGCGCCAGCTCATCGCCAAGACCTACACGGTAGAAAAGGCGTTGACCGAGACGGGCGATGTCGCCGCGTCCAGCATCGCCGCGCAGTTGAAGCGCGGCAAGCCGCTGACGGACCAGCTACGCACGATTGGGCAGGTCGGGTCTACCTTTCCGAAGGCAACGCAGTCGCTACCGCAGAGCTACTCGGCCCTGAGCCCGCTGGACTACGCCGTGGCGGCGGGGACTGGCAACGTGGCGGGCCTGGCTGCGCGGCCGGCGGCGCGCTCCGCGATCCTCTCCCAGCCGTACCAGGCTGCGATGGTCAGGCCGCCGACCTACGACCCGCAGACCATGAACCTGCTCGCCCGACTTCTCGAATCACGTCTCTTGCCGGCCAGTGGATACGTGGCCGGCACTCAGCTACTCCCAACTGGTCAGCAGTAGCCGCTTGAGCTTGCCGTCCTTCATCTTGAGCTGGATCCACCGTTTGATGGGCCACGCGATCAGAAGCATGACGAGCAAGACAAACGGCGCCAGTAGCTGAGCCCAAAACCGATCTCCCATTCGCCACCTCCTGAGCCCGCCTTGAGCGGGCTTTTCGCATTATGGCCGCATACCTTCCGCTGTACTTCGACACGCAGTTTCTAACCGACGCAGCGGACGCCGCGTCGACGCACCTACTGTACTCGTACCAGTCAGGCACTACCACGCTCAAGGCGACATACACGGATGCGACAGGGGGCGTCGCCAACGCCAACCCGATGGCGCTGAACTCGGCGGCACGCCAGAATCTCTGGCTCGGGACTGGGGGATATTCCTTTGAACTGAAGACGCCGGCCGGTGCCTTGGTCAAGCGCTGGGACGGCGTCACCACTGGGCAGGACATCAGCGCAGCGCTCCTCAGCGACTTGGCTAACGCGACCGATCCCGTTCTCGGGTCCGGCTTGGTCGGCTACGGTGGACCTACTCTGGACTACGCGGCCGACACCGTTGGCGCAAAGCTCAGGGAGCGAATCAGTGTCAAGGATTTCGGGGCGCTCGGGGACAACACTGCGGACGACACTGCCGCCATCCAAGCTGCGATAGACCACGCAGAGACACTGTCCGCCGCAGGCGCAGCCAGCGCGGTGGAGATTTACTTCCCAGGCGGTGACTACAAGGTCACGGCCAAGATCACGATCCAAGATGACTACATACGCCTGACCGGCGATGGCCGGTTCGCGTCTACCATCGTCGTCAGTTCGTCCATCGACGTTTTCGAGTTCAAGAAGAGCGATGGGTCGATCCTTTACTACGGCGGCATCCACAACATAGGTATCCGCTCGACCAATGGTGCGAACCTCACCACTGGCGCATTTCTCAAGCTCTACAACACAACCTCTTTCGAGGTTGTCGGCTGTCAACTCCAGGGCTGGCACATCGGCATCGACATGATCGGGGCGGCCCGGTGCTATGTTGACAAGATCTCCATGTCACAAGCCCAGCGCACGAGCGGGAAGGCGCTGGCCGGCATCAGGCTCACTGGTGACGCGACAACCGGCGTCTGTACCGGCAACCACATCACCGACATCGAGATCAATTCCAACACGTCGGTAATCGGTCCCTATTCACACGGCCTGCTGGTGCGTTCGTCGGACGGTCTGTATATGCATCAGTTGCACATACAGGATGGCGACAACGACATCACCATATCGCCGGACAACTCGGCCAACAACGACCTGATTTCATCGGTCATCCTTGACGACAGCTATCTCGACGCATGCGAGGTGAACTGCCTCGAAGTCTCAGGCACCGCAGCGACCACCGGGAAGTATCGCGACATCACGATTTCCAACACCGTCATCCGGGCATCTAACGAAACGCTCGCTCAAGTTGGGTCATCGTCTGCGTCATCCCCAATCAGGGCGTTTCGCATGGTCAATTGCGCGCTGCGCTTGGGCCAGAAGGCTGGGCTCGAATTCACGACCGCTAACGTTCAGAGCGCAATGGTCGATGGCTGCTTCTTCTTCGACAACAACCTTTCGGCCAATGCGTCAGGGCACGACATCATCATTCGCGGCGATGGCGTTCGGGTGATAAACCCGACCTTCATCGACGGCAACGCGGTGGGCAAATGCATCTACGTCGACCCTGCTGCGACGGGCTGGGAAGTCGTCAACCCGAACTTTGACGCCAGCACCCGGACGACCTTCATCGACAACAACGCGCCCGCCAGCGCCGGGTATCGGCTCGAAGCCAGGCAGAGCAGCGCCCTCAGCCGGGTCAACGAGATCAAGGAGCTTCAGACCACCGACGCCACGACCTCCACCATCTGGAGTTGGACGCTCGGAGCGGACGAGTCGCTGATTCTTGAAGCGACCGTCCATGGCATGCACTCGACATTCGACAAGGGCACGCATGTGGTCATGTATGCGAGCTACTACAAGGATGGAGCAGGAGTGGCGACAGCCATCGGCGCCGCTACCGCAGTGCATACGGCAGAGACTGACGCCGGGTTTGCCGTAGCTGTTGATACAGACGGTGCAAATACCGTTCGGCTCAGGGTGACGGGGCTTCCGGCAACCACCGTTAACTGGGTCGCGGACGCTCGCGCGATCCTCAAGTGAGGGTCGGCGCATGAATCAGGATCCTCTCGACTACCCCGTGAAGCAATACGGCTTCATGCTCGGAATCGCGCTGCTCGGCGGCCTTGTCTCATGGGTCGCCAAGGTCCGCAAGGGCGAGATCAGCGCATGGAACGTCATGCAGCTGGTGGGCGAACTGGCCACCAGTGCGTTCGCAGGACTCATCTGCTTCTGGCTGTGCTCCTGGGCCAACGCGCCCGGGCCATTGATGGCCTGTTTGGTCGGCGTGGCTGGGCACATGGGAACGCGCGCCATCGTGATGTTTGAGCAATGGGCCGAAAAGCGCTGGGGTGCACTCAGCGGCGACCCTCCGAAGGAGTGATGCCATGAGCACCTATCTGAGCCCACATTTCACTCTGGAGGAGCTGACCAGCAGCCAGGCGGCAGTCCGACTCAGCCTGAGCAACGCGCCGACCATGGAAGCGCTGCAGAACCTGCCGAAACTTGCTCTGCTGCTTGAGGCGGTGCGCACCCACCTGGCGGTGCCGGTGATCGTCAGCAGCGGGTTCCGCAGCAAGGCCGTGAATGACGCCGTGGGCGGCGCGCCGAGCAGCCAGCACCTCACCGGCCAAGCCGCCGACTTCATCGCCCCAGGCTTCGGCTCGCCAGTGACGGTGTGCAGCCACCTCATGGACCAGCCCTCGGTCGACTACGACCAACTGATCTGCGAGGGGACGTGGGTGCATATCTCCTGGGCGCCGAAGCCGCGCCGCCAGGTGCTGACCGCGCGGTTCGTCGGCGGCCGGGCGCACTACACGCCGGGGCTCTCATGATCGGCGAAGCGCTGGCCGGCTGGCGCCTCTTCGCTGCCCTGGCCGTCATCGGAGCAGCCATCGGCGCCGCCTTCGGCTTCGGTCATCACGTCGGCTATCTAGAGCTCAAGGCGGATTGGGACGCCCAGCAGATCCGCCAGCGCAAGGACTACGAGAACCGGTTGTCCGACTACGCCGAGCAGCTCGAGCAGCTGCGCATCGAAACCAGCCAGCGACAGGAAGACTATGAAAACCGCCTCCGTACTGTTGGCCGCCAGCGTGACGCTGCTTATGCAAGCCTGCGCGACCGCCCCGAGCGTCCCGCTGTGCCCGCCTCCGGTGGTGCAGCCCAAGCCTGTCAGGGCGCCACTGGGCGAGAGCTTTCAAGACCAGATGCAGCGTTTCTTGTCGGGCTCGCTGCAAGAGCCGACGAACTGAGGGCCGCGCTGGAGCGCTGCCAGGGCGGCGACCTGGCGCAGGACGGCGGCCGGCTGGACCACTGATGCGCTGGCTCGCCCTCGACCGGCTGGACGCTCAGACCGTCGAGGAGCTTTTCTGCCAGGCCGTCATCGCCCACCCGAAGGTGCACGGCAGCGATGGCCACGTCATGCTCGGGATGATGGAGTTCGCCGAGCTCGTCACGGTGGAACTGGAGACGAGGCTGAATTCGCGGGAGCGCAAGGCGGCTGCGTCGAACCTCGTGCGGGGCGGGCGGTGGGGTGAGGGCGGCCGGCCGGGCGCCAACTCCACGTAGCGGAGAAGACTTGCCGCACGGCCCACCCCGGATCCCCAGGATGAAACCGTAGCGGCTCACACCCTCAAGCATGCGGCCCGACTCGGGGCCCCGGCTATCCCGGCTGTTGTTGCAGTGGGCGCAAACGAGCCGCATGCGTGAAGGTTGAGGACTGCGGGGAATCGAACCCGGCTTCGGCGACCACTTGGGGCGACCTCGCGTCTACCTACCCAGGCGATGCACAGTGCACTACGCATCAGCCCTCGCCACCATTGTCCTACTCACTGCGCCGGCCGGCAAGTGGACGGGATTGCGCCAGAGTCTGAAAACCCATTCGAAATCAACGCGGTTCGAACCCGGTTCCGGGCATTCGATACAACGCCCGCAACCGTCCGTCAAGAGCGTGGAACGCCTGATGACGCCTGCAAGCAAGGCGTCATGAACGCCTGTGGAAGCCCGCTAACATCCGTCCGCTGGTGCGACGCCAGTGCGACAGGAATTGCGACAGGACATGTACATCCGGCGGCGAGGCAAGAAGTGGCAGGTCGTCGTCCGGCTCAAGGGCCACGACCCTATCAGCGCCACGTTCGAGAACAAGCGGGCGGCGGAAGAATGGGGCAAGGCCCAGGAGGGCGACATCCTGTCCGGCCGGCGCGGCAAGTACCCGGCCAAGACGCTTGACCAGGCGATGACCCGGTACGAAACCGACGTGTCCGCCCACAAGCGTGGCGGCGCGACCGAGGTGCTGCGGTTCGAGGCGATGCGCAAGCACTTCCCCGAGCTGGCCGCCAAGGTGCTGCACCAGATCACGGCCGACGACCTGTCCCGCTGGCGCGACGCTCGGCTCAAGAAGGTCACGAAGGGCACCGTCCAGCGCGACATCAACACCTTCCGCAACCTGTGGACCGTGGCGGCCCGGGAATGGGGCTGGTGCGGCGAATCGCCATGGAAGGGCATGCGGATGCCCGGCGACAACCCGGCGCGGCGCACGACGTGGAAGTGGCAGCAGATCCGGGTGATGCTGCGCCGGCTGGGCTACCGGACTGGCGTACCGCCGGCCATGCCGAAAGAGCAGGTGGCGTACATGTTCCTGCTCGGCTTCCAGACCTGCATGCGCCAAAGCGAGATCCACGGCCTGACGACCAGCTCGGTCGACCTCGGCCGGCGGGTGATCACGCTGGAGGTGCACAAGACGCTGGAGAAGGCCGGCGTGCGCGAGGTGCCGATTCCCCGCCGGGCGATGAAGACGCTGCGGCTGCTGGCCGAGCACGCGACGAAAGGCCACCTGTTCACGGCCAAGCTGCGATCGGTCGACGCCCTGTTCCGCAAGTACCGCGAGCAGGTCGGCATCGATGGTCTGACGTTCCACGACAGCCGGGCGACAGGCGCCACGCTGCTATCGCGGCGTGTGGATCCGCTGACGCTGGCGAGGCTGCTCGGGCACCTGAACCTGAAGGAGCTCATGCAGACTTACTATCGCGAGTCGGCCGAGCAGATCGCGGCCAGGCTCTAGCGGCCGGCGGCCCACTGGCGGACGTCGGTGGCCGACCAGAAGCGCGTCCGGCGACTCACGGCGATCACAGGCTTGGGAAAGTCCGGCTTGGTGACGATGGCCTCGCGGGTGTGCTTGGGCTTGACGCCCAGGTACTCGGCGATCTTGGCGACCGACCAGCGCTCGGCAATCTCGGCAGGGCTCAGGTTCTGGCTCACGGTTGCTGCGCTCCCTGCTCGGCGCGGCGCTTCTTCTCAGCGCGCATCCAGTCATAGCACTGCTGCAGCATCCCCGGGCCGCATACTTCCCGGATCGCGCTTGCCCACAGGTACTGCGTTTCTTTGCGGTCGGCAATGCCGCGGTAGTGGTGGATCACCTGCCGGAGGCGCTTCCTGAAGCACTCGGTGCGGTTGATCTCAGTCAGCAGGTCGTTGGCCGTCTGCTTGTCGCCGCGAGGCGTGGCGGCCCGCTCGTCACGCAGAGACGCGACCTTAGCGTCAGCCTTCTCCAGCATTTCGGTGCATTGGCTCAGCGCCTCGTCAGGCCCAAGGCGCGCGATTGACGGAAAGAAGTCGTCGTCGGACATCACCGCTCCCCCTCCATCTGCTGCAATGCGGGTGGTGCGGCGTCGAGCATGGCGCGGTAGATATCTCCGCTCGACGATCTCCCCTTCTTGCGCCCTTGGTTGGCCGCGTTCAGCATGTTGTGGGTCGCGGAGTCGGGCACCAGCTTCCACCCCTGCGGCACCTTCACCGCCTCTTCGATGGCTGCTTGCAGGGCGGCGCGGGCGGCAAGGAATGCTTGGCTGGCCTCCTGCACGCCGACATCGATTCGGAGCGCTTCGCGGTAGTCGGCCTCAGCGTCGGCCATTGCTTCGGCCAGGGTTATCAGCTCGTCTACTTGGGTGGTCATGGGTGGTCCTCGTCATCCTCTGGCGCGTGGTCGTCAAGGTCGAACACCTCGCCGCATGCTGCGCACCGTTGCAGCCGGTCGTCCTGCGGGTCGTCATCGTCGTCGTACTGGTACACGGTCTTGCAACCGCACTTGGGGCAGGCCATCACCCCTCCTGCCCTGGCTGTGGGGTGCGGGATGCGAGAGCTGAAGGCCACAGAGACAGAATCTCGGCGATGGCCTTGTTGATGCTCGGGAAGTTCTGGCGAAAGTCCCGAGCCGACTGCTCATTGAGCCACTTCACGCCGTGCTCGAAATCTGTTTCGATGGCATCGTTCAGCATCCGTTGAACCAGTTCGAGAGTTGCATCGGCTCCGCGCCTGCGCGCCTCTCTCGCCTGCTCTGCATTCGGTGTGGGCATGTCAGTCTCCCTTTCGGATTGCGTGCCAGATCCAATCGCGCTGCTCGTGATCGGCCAGGTGCGGGTCAACGGCGTACACCAGCAACATGCACCGCTCCCGCTCCACCATCACGCATTTGTGGGCGTAAGCTCGGAGCTGGTCGGTTGACCAAAGGCCAACGTCACGGACACCCGGAAGGTGCGTCCCAACTTCTGGTGCTGGCTTGTACAGCAGGATGTCGGACGCCGACCCGTAGCAGATGGGGCCAGCCCCCGGCAGCGGCACAGCGGCTGTCTGATCAGCCATGCTCACCCCCGGTGGGTGCGGGTTGCTCATGCTGCGTACTCCTGCTCTGCCATCGCGCAGAACAGGCCGCACTCTGGCGGCGCGTCGGCGCGATCAATTGGTCCGGGCGGCAACTCGCGCAGGGCGAAGCGCTTGCCCTCAAGCGGACCTGACCGATACCGCAGCAGGCGCGCGTTGTCGCCATGCAGCGAGGCGACAAAGTCCTCGGACTTGCACAACTCCTCGAACTCGTCCGGGAAGTCCTCACGCACGGCACGAAAGTACTTTTCGCCGCCATTGACGCAGGTCTTGCAATTGGCGTTCTGGTAGCCGCGCCGATACTGCAAGGGC